GGGCGGGTGACCGTAAAAGTCCCATTGGCAATTCTCGCGACCAACTCTCTGGTTTACTAGGTGGGGAACTCCAGAGAAGTATCTTAGGTCCTGCTCATGGTGAATACCCCCGACCCAGCCGAAGCGAACGTAGTTCTTCTTCTTCTTTACCTTAGTCTTGGGCATGTTCCAGCAAGGCAAGTTGTAGTCAATGGTGTTCTTGACAATCGCTAGAGCGTTACCTTTACCCATGTGAGGTACAACTCTCTCAGCAAACTTTCTTTGAGTAACTGTAACCAGATCGGCATTATTGTAAATGAAAGAAGCGATCTGCTCTAGACCCTTCTCCTTATAAACGTCATAAAGCCTGTGCCCCTCGTAAATATTGGTCAATAGGTCGTCTGTGTCGTAATGAACAAAGCAACCGAACTCTTTAGCTTTTCCAACAATCCTGGCTGTGTAGGGTCCACCAAAGTTAGATAGGTTTTGAGTGAACACAATGTCGGCCCACTTCATAGTCTCGAACTCCCAATTCTCCTGCCACTTACCCGTCTTCTCGTCTATCCCTAGAGGATTCTTATCCCACTTAATCTCTACCTTGTCTCCGTGAAGCTCTTGCAATTTCTTCATAGGACAAATGATTCTGTAGTAGGAACATCCACCTTCGTTGGCGGGAACACAAAGGATCTTTAATTTCTTTTCTTCAGTCATAATAAAAAAGGAGAGCACCTTTTCGGTGCTCTCCTATTATAGTCAAATCCTAAATGAAGATCGGCGGATTAGACTAGTTCTTCTTCTTCTTCTGCTGCCTCCTTTGAAGCTTCTGAAGTATGAGCCACACCAAGTGCCGCTCCAATACCGTGAATAGTACCCGCTAGATCGACATTGCTGTCAGTAGGGGCCAGGGCCTTAATAGCCTTAGCGTAGTTCTTACGCTTTCGGCGGCTGATCACAGTAAGCACACCTTCCCAAGCCGCAAGGCCAGGAACAAAGGTCACACCTAGTGCAATTAGAGCGTCCAGGATACCTCCCACATCGCCATCACCAGGAGGGCTTACAGGGATGTACGCTGCTTCCTCTTTAAGCTGCTCTTTGTCAGCAAGGACAAGAACAGTGCCCTCAGGCACTTGCTTCTTTACATCCTCAGGAAGTTGGTCGTATGGAATAGGCGTTCCGACTTCACCTTCGACGAGTTCTGTCTCGCTGGTGATAACCGTGCTTTCTCCGAAAAGGTCTCCTAGCACTTTGCAGGAGCTAAACCCAGTCATGATGACAAGGGCTACAATAGTTGATACAATTAGGTTTCTCATAATTAGCTTTGAAGTTTCGAAAGATAGTCCCCGTCAGACACTTCATCATCGTTACTAGGGGAACTACCAAGTTCGGGAAGGCCAGTAAGAGCCGCCACCACTTTCTTGTACTCCTCGTAATCCTCCAGCTTAACGAGAGAGTGAATGTCATGCAGGCTGTCCATAGCGGCAGCGGTTTCCGCCTTGGAGCCCATAGGAGAAGACTTGGGACGAGGTGCGGACTGGTCATACTTAGGCCATTGTCCCTCCATCTCCTTGATGATCTTGAAATCATGTCCTTGATCAAGATCGGTAATGTCTCCGAAGTCCTCGTCAAGCATAGCTGCGATGATCTTCTTAAACAGGATGACTCCCACAGAGAGAATCTTAACATCCCCAGACTCACGGTCTAGAATGTTCATGTAGTAGCGAGCACGCGGCTTAATCTGCCGTGCGAGGTCTTCGTCCTCTTTACGCCCCGTCTTCCACAGACCGTAGTACAGGTCGCATAGAGGGCAAGCCTCACCATGCACCTTACGGCAGTGATGGTTCTTAGTAGTTCCATCAGGACCAGTCACTCGGTGAATCTTGGTCTCTGCGTAGAACTCATGGTCATCATCCTTTCCAGGAAGGATGCGGACAGCATTGCTTCCCTCGGGGATCTGATAGAACTTATTAAGAAAGTCCGAGTTGCTTGCGGTGCTTCCGCCGTTGTTAAGTTGTTCGTGTTTACGTCGTAGTGCGTCTAGATCAATAGCCATTGTAGTTTCCTCAGTTATAAAGTTTAGTTTCTGCGCGTCGGTTGCTTGACATCTGTACAATCATGTCTTTCTTGTGCTCAAGAGCCCGACACAGGCCCTTGAGAATCTCGTACCTAAACGAAGCTTCGTTCAGATCCTTGCTCGCTGTAATGTAAGCCTCGTCGCTCATGACCAGATCGTCTAGGTCTTTTGCTGTAAGCTTAACTGAAGATGCGTTTTTGTGCCCTGCTCGCAGTTTGGCAGTAAGAGCATTTACATCCGTCTGCAAATCATTGTACTCGTGCTTTGCAGACGCCATCAGCCCATGATAGTAAGAATACATGGAGGCTTGGTGGGACATTTCGGTTTCAATTTGGTTTTGGTTAACTTTAGAGATCGCCTCAGAGATCTCCTTGTAGTTATCCCAGTTAAAGCTCTCTAGTAGTTCTGAAAGGTCGTTCATAGTTAGTATCCGGTTGGAGTATTTACTTCAGCACTATTAGAGTCTGTTGAAGTAGAATTCTCAACACTAATCGGATTGTTTTCTCTCAAAAAATCGTCAGAGGTCAACGGCATAGCCATGTTGGATGGTCTAGCTTTAGGGAACTTTCTGGCGTAATCCTTTGCGGTGACGATAGTTAGGTTACCTTCAGGGTCAGCCGCAATATAGTCTCCAGGAAGACCACGAAAGGAAAGCTTGCTTGGGTTGTTTTGGTTAAAAGTACACAAGCCGAACTTTTCATTAATTAGATAGAATTTTTGGGTTTCCGTTTCGCGGGCGAATGTGTCGGCAGGGATTGTGGCGAAAGCCCACTGCCCTGCTCGAATGACACTGATGCGCCTTTGTACGGGGGATGGTTTTTGAAACACATCATACGATTTTAGCCTGCTCATTAATAATCTCAAATAGTTTTTGGTTAAGGTTTATTAGCGTTAGCCAACCTCTGGATGTGAGCGTGGTAATCTCTTCGTTAGTATGAGACTCCACTAGCCCAGTGTCTTCCTGGCCCCCCAAGCCACAAAGCTCAAGAACAATGTGAGTAAGCTCGTGTACCAGGGTTTCTCTGGCGGTCTCATGATCCATGTCCTTCTCTAAGGAAATAATACCCTTGTCGAAGTCCGCTGAACCATAACACTTCTCACTAGCCTCTCGCAATCCTCTCTTGATATTTAGTGTGTACGAGCGATAGCCCACTAAAACTTCTGTGATACCCTCCTCTACGAGACGGTCCAATATATGATGTTCTCTTTTACTCGGCATTAAATCCTCCATCAACCTCACTCATACGAAGTGTACCATAATCGACACCCATATGCACGGTGAACCTCGGCTTTCCGTTTCTAGACTTCATTACATAGGCACGCATGAACCCATTATCAAACTCTTCTTCTGATTGGTTCAAAGAGATAGCAAAATCACAGGTACGGATCTTACCGTAGCTGTCCCCAAGCTCCGCATCCGTAATGACTGTCACCATACGCCCCTGTCTGTTGGTCTGAGTGGCGGTCCATACAAGAATATCGAACTCCATAGCCACTCCACGGATCTCCTCCGCGATGCGCTGCTGGGCAAGGTACTCCTGTGGGATCTCTCGAACAGGGTGTAGTAGCTCTAGGTAATCAATAATTACAAGGTCAGGCTCGAACTCATTGTAGTTCTGTAGCTGAACCAGTAGGTTCCTAACGGTGTTTGAGGACGCTTGGCCCGTAGGAAACTCCTTAATCATTAGGTCACTGCCAGGGAATCTCTCCTTGAATAGGTCCAGACGCTCCTTGACTGTAAGCTGTGAGGAAGGGCTCTTCAACTTGAACTGAGGAACTAGAGTGGTCACGGAGTCGAACCTCTGTGCAATCTTATCCTCACTCATCTCCAAGGAGATATACAGAACCTTCTGCCCCTCCATCATAGCCTGGACACCTTGGTTTACTAGGTACAGAGACTTACCCACCCCAGGAGGAGCGACCACCATAGCAAGCTCCTTCTTTCCTAGCCCACCCTCAAGGGACCTGTCCAAGGAAGGAAGAACAGTCTTGTACTTCTCCTTCTTCTCCTCGTTAAAGGTACGGTCCCACCGCATGTGGATGTCCGAGAAGTAATCCTGGCCCGTGTCCACATCTCGATGGACGAGGAGGGCCTCCTTTACCAGAGCCTCAACCTCTTCCATCCGGTCCTCCTGGACCAACGAGATGCTTTCCGCAATAGCAGACTTCATAGCCTCCTTCTTAGCGAAGGTTTCCACAAGGTCTAGCATATACTCCGAGTTACTGATCGTCTCCTCATCGAGACCGTTGATGTAAGTAAGCTCGTCATCATAGTCCGACACGCTCTCCCTCGAACCAAGGCTAGCCTTCACATCCTGAAGGATAAACTCGTCGGTGGGGAGCTTGCCGTACTTTTCATAATAAGAATGCACAGTGGTAAAGATCCGCGCATGAGACGGATAATCAAAGTGCTCCGGCTTTACGAGGTTAACAATTTGCAGATAGAAATCCTTGTTGGACTTAAGGAAGTACAGGATTCCGCGCTGAATATTGTCGGAAAAATCGTAAGCCATATTATTATTGTTGCTTCTGTGGTTTTGTAATGTCTAGTTTGGTGCTACCGATGTCTTTGTAGCCTTTCTCGTTCGCTACATCATAGGCTTGCTGCGTAAGATTTCTAGCTCTTTCTAGCTTTTCTGAGGACTCTTTGTCAGATAACTTTTTAGCCTTACCATCTTTAGCCATCTTTTCAAAGTCGATGTGGGCGGGCTTGTACCGGAAACTCTCATCATTCATTGCGTCTTTTGAGCCCTGAATGCTTCCTTCTAACCAGCGATCTGCGGAAGTTTTATCCCAACCTTTCTCAGCGTGCTTTTGGAACCGCCTTCGAACAGTATGAAAATCCTTATCCTCACCCCAGCTATGCTGTAGGTTCTGGTTAGCAAAATATCTTTCCGAAAGTTTTTTGCAGTTCGGACACCTGCTTCTATCAGGAGCTTTGCCTACCGGAAGATCTCTCTCCCAGTAGACATTACAATCCTGGCATATCCATTCAAAAATAGCCATTATTCTTCCCAGTATGGGTCGTCGTCCCTCGGAAGGGGCTCCAACTCAGGCTGTGCAGTCTCCTCCTGCGAGTGAGCAGGCATCGGGTGATTGGACTGCGGCTTCGACGGGTTCTGGTTTTCCCATGTATTTCTCAATGTTTTCATTAGTAAGTGGAATAGCTTGTAGCGGTTCGTTTCCTTTTGACCCTGCTCTGTATACAGTGAAACCCTTAAGGTACGGGGAGAAGTCTAGGGCAGCTTGTGAGAACTGCTCTGGAGTCGCCTCAGCAGGTAGGTTGATTGTCTTGGAGATACAGGAGTCAATGTATTTCTGGATAGTAGCTTGGACCTTAATGTGTCCTTCTGGGGCGACATCGTATGCGCCGACGAACGGAGAAAGATCCTTGCCCTTAGCATAATACTCTTGGAACAGCGGGTCAACCACCAAAGTCTCTTTCCACACGTTGGCTTGACGATAACGCCTATTATACATAGCAGAGAAGATGGGCTCGATGCCACTAGAAAGACCGAAAAG